TTTCTCCTACTTGTAATGCTCCTCTAACTAACTCTTCAAGAGTGTCATAATTTTCAAATTCACCTCCATCAATTATTTTTTGAGCTTTAGTCATGACTTTTTGAAGTTCTTGTTGTTTACAGAATTTCAAAGCCTTTTCTTGTACAAAATTAACACCGTCAATAGGTGAATCCTTAATTTTCTTAATTGTGTCCAAAACTATTTTAGACGCAATTTCTTGTTGTAATTCAGATTTAGTAATCTGTTCTAATGTTTCAAATGATGGGGTATGTTCGTATTTTACATAATACTCCTTAATCATTTGAACAATTATTTTAAAGTATTTATTTTCAAAATAATTGTTTTCTATTACATCAATAATTGACTGTGAAAAGTCTTTATCTAATATGATTTGGTTTAATAATTGTAGTTGAAATACATTACCTAAGTACTCAAAGTTTTTGTTTGTCGCCATGTTTTTTTGTTTTGTTAGTAATGATAAATACTATTGGTTTTGATTAAAATTCGGGTAATAATAATTAAAATTTTTACCTGAAAAAATGTCAGTAAGATCGTTAAGTACACTTTTTAATTGTGGTCGTAGATCTACTGTATACCTTATTTTTGGCGGGTAATGTTTTGCGTTAAATGTTCTCTGACATATTGTCATATCACCAATTTTAACATAAACATTAAAATTTTCAGGTCCATCAGTAATTGATGTGTTTAACATATCAGGATTTACACCTATTTCGTATTGGTTATCTAACATATAGATAACACTCCTCATTTTTAAATTATTTTTTAATTTATCCGTAAATAAACGAAAATAATCATAAAATTCAACTGATTTGTGAGAGTTTTTGTTTAAACCTTTCACATTAAAAAATCTTTGTACGACAATATTGTCATTACACATTAATAAAAATTCTACTTTTGTTACATCTTGATCTTTCATACTTTTTTTTTAATTTTTGTTTCTAAATTTTGTTTTTTCTTTTCTTGATAATTTTAAAAATGGTTTTAAAAAATTAATCCACACATCATCTCCTTTTGGGAGGTACTTGAAGAACCCGTCGGTCATCATCATTCTAATTAGGTTTCTATGTCCTCTTCCATCAGGATCCATTGACTCAGAGTAATATTCTCTAACCATTTTTTTACCATCTTCATCAATTAAAGGTTCTGATAAATCTACGAGTTTTTTATTGATTCTAAAAAAATCATCACCCATAATACCTTCTTTTGTTTTTCCAATGATTAAATTTCCTAAAACAACATTTTTTTGTTGTTCTTTTAATAGTTGTTCACCTTTTGTTAAAATATCGGTTAAATATATCTTTGAATCAAGTATTTCAGGAAAAAATTTAATTAAAGTTTTCTCACCCATTAAACTTATTCCATCAATATTATCCGAAGTATCACCAGCAAGGATCTTAAATGTCATAACATTATAATGAGGAATCGAACAATTTTTAAATTTAATGTTGTCACCAAATTTATAATACGACTTTAAGTTTGGTGAATAAATTAATACCTTTTCTGAAATTAATTGAGTTAAGTCTTTATCACTTGAGAATATTGTTTTCTCTTCATCTAAAGAGATTTGACAGTAATACGCAATAAGATCGTCGGCTTCCGAATTTTCAATCTCTAATTGTCTAATAAACATCTCTTCAAGATATTGTTTAACTCTTGTTTTTTGTTTGTTAAATGAATCTGTCTTCTCCACATCATTAGGAGAAGACTTACGATTCATCTTATATTTTGGATATATTAATTTTCTTTGAGATGAGTTTGTGTCACTATCCCAAAAGACCATAACTTTATTAAAATTGGTTTCTTCTAAGAATTTACGAATTGTGTTAATAAAATGCCAAGTTCCACCAATGTGTTCCCCATTATTATAAAAATCTTTAACTCCGTGAAATCCTATTTTTAATAAATTGTTACCATCAACAATTAATGTTTTGACCATTTAAATTTTTTAAGTCGTTTGAAAATACTTTTTACTCGTCAGAGTCATCATCAGATTCGGCTAAAGAATAATCTGAATATCCTAATTTTGTTTCCCAATAATCAGAATAGTCTTTCTTATAATTATCCAAAGATTCTTTTGTGTCTGCAATATAACCTTGTGGTACTGCAATTATCTTACCATCTTTATACCCAAGACCATTAACGTGATTCTTTAATATTGAAATCTTAGTTCTAATTGCAAAAGACACTTTTCTACCATTCTTAGTTGCATCAATGTGACTAATACCTGCCTTTTTCTGATTACCAAATAAAAACACTAATGATGATGCCAACCATACCGCTTCACCACCTTTGGCCTTGATTTCAGGTTGTCCAAATGGATTATCAGGAAGTAACACCCAAGGTTGATTTAAGATCACTAAAGTATTGTAATATGGGTAGTCTTCTTTTTTAGATTTTGAGATTCTTGAATGAATTCCCATACCAATTTTATCCGCTAATACTTTTGCGTTGTGCATTCCACCACCTTTACCATCAAAAGTCATCTGACAAGGTATACTTCCAATACTGTCCCACAAAAATAATAAACTATAAGGAATATCTCCCTTTTCTTGAGCATCAAGAATGTCATTAATAAATTCAGTTGCTTGTTCAATTACATCAAATGAATCGTTAAAAATAAACATACCATCATACTCACCAAGTTCGTTTTTTTCCGCCTGTAATCCCAATTCAATAGCATGTTCCCAAGACCATTTTTTCTCAGTAATAATAAGAATAGGTAAATGACCTTTTTTCTGAGCGTCAGCTGCCGCAAGGATCATTGCCGTTGTTTTTGAGGTATTTGAATGTCCTAAAAACATATTTATACCGCCCATAATAGGACCAGGTAATCCACATGATCCCATAAAAGCTTCTCCACAATTATAGAAACTTTCTGGTTTGTATTTTGTTTTTGTCGAATATTTACCTTTAATTGTTTCTAAAGATATTTCTCTTTTTCTTATCGCCATTTTATTATAAAATTTCTGAATTATATTTACGAATTTTTTCTAATGACTCAAGTTTATCTTGTGCGTTTGCGAATTTTTCAACTAGCTTATCCATTTCTTCTAAATGTTGTGGATGTTCACCAATACCAACAGATGAAGTTAAATAAACTAATAACGTCGCTTCTGATTCTGCCATTTCACTGCGATATTTTAAGGACAATGCCTCATACATTTTTTCTGCTATTTTACTCATTTTTTTTGATTTTTTTTGATTTTAAAAAATATGGACACTCAGTATTTCCAAGTGCCCATGTCGAACTTTAATTAGAATGGTAATTCCTCATCAACGTTATTATTTGTTTGAGGGTCTTCAACTTGATTAATTGATTTTGATCCACCCAAAGAAATTTCAGATTCACTACTGTTGGAATAAATGTATTTTCCCGCATCAGTATCCCATCTTGGGGTTTCTCCTTTAGCAATTGATTCAAGATACTCAACAGGTTTTTTGGAATATACATCCTCCCAAGTTAACTCATTATTAATCCAATCATTAGATGTCTCAGTATCAGTATGTGTTGGTGTTGGATCATCATACATAACCGTTTGAATTACGGTATATGTTGCTCCTTTTGGAGTCTTTGCCTTTGTAAGTTCAAGGATTAAGTCACGACCATTATCAGAGTCAGTAACATCACCTTTTGCCTTCCAAATTGGAATAATTTTATCAAGTATTCCTTCTTGTTTGTAATTGTGTTTAAATCTCCAAAATTTAACACCGTCAGATTCGTTATCACGATCAATTACTTTAACAATATAAAACTTACGTGATTTGTATTGTGTTGCTAATTGTTTGTCGGATTCACGACCTGTTGAAATCAACTCTTCATAAACCTCATTTAAAGGTGAACGTTCGTTGTCATTTTTTGCCGGATCATAGAACTTTTGCCATTTACCGTCAACATTAATTTCATGGAACCATACCTCTTTAAAAGGTGATGACCCATCTGTTGTAGGTAAAATACGGATTGTTCTCTGACCTTGTTTTTCGGTATCCTTAAGGATTGCTGCGAAATACTTTTTCATTCTTTCTTCTTGTGTAAATTTTGAAGTGGAAGAAGAACCACTTTGTTTTGAACTCTCATACTGAGCCAAAACCGCATCAAAGGAATTGTTTGTCGCCATTGTTTGTATATTTTTTAAAAGTTTATAATAGAAAGTATAAGTTAAATAAAAATAGTAGTCAATAAGGTAAGTAAAAATATATAGAGATTTTTATTAAATAATTAATATATTACATCATTTCATCTTGGTCTTCGTAGTCATTAAAACTACCTTTAATTTCATTTGGGGAAAATTCTTCAACATCATTAGTTGTTAAAACATATTCATTTTTTCCAGATTTTTCCATTTCTCCCATTTTGTCATCAAAAAAATCACTTAATTTTTGATTAAAAGGTCCAGAATCTAAACTTCTTAATTCTAATTTTTCTTCAGGAGTTTTTGGTCTTATTTTTTCAATTTTTGATTCCAAACTATTTACCGTATTAACTAAATTATCCATTTCACCTAATTTAGTCTCAAGAGTATTTAATTGATTAAATAAATTATTAAAATATTCTTCTTGTTTGTCAGCAAATGTTTTTTGTGTGTTAATTAAATCGGTAATATCAAGTTCTTCGGTTTCATTTCCAACTTCTTCCACATCAGGATCATTTTTAATATCAACTGGTTGAGGTGTTGGTTCGGTTGGAGGTGGAGGAGCAACCTCTCCACCCGGAGGTGGTGGTAATTCTCCACCCGGAGGTGGTGGTAATTCTCCTCCCGGAGGTGGTGGTAATTCTCCTCCCGGAAGTGGAGGTAATTCTTCACCCGGAGGTGTTTCTTGTTCTAAGATATATTTATTGATATTTTTATATCTTCTAATTTCTTCTAATATTTTTTTATCTATTGACATATTAACCGTTTAATAATTGTTTTATTCCAGATTTTGTTTCAACTTGGATTTTTTTATGTGTATTTAATGTATTGTCCACACGTTCAATCAGTCCATCCTTCATTCTTATTGTGTAACAATCTCCGGTATCTAAATCACACACCTCTTTAAATCCATTACCATTATCTTTTTCTGTTACTCTTGTGTTTTTACCAAGATAGTTATCTAAAATTAATTTTGTGTTCATAGTTTTTTTATTATAAATATCTAATAAAACAAAAAAAACATTTTAAGGTATTGATTTAACAATATTAAATGACTCTCTAAATTTATTTTCAATTGTTTTTTTATTTTGTTCAGTCATTTTATCATAAACACTGTCAGGTTGGTTAACCGGCCATCTTAATATAAATGCTTTACTAAGAGCTGTTATTTGTTCGTCAGTAGTTGTTAATGGTTGATTTGAAATAAATGATAGTTTTTCTTTAAATTTACTTATTACAAATTTTACGAAGAACTCATCACTCCTAAATATTGCAAGTGGTATATTTTGTGTTGATCCTTGGTTTACACAATAATATTTGTTTTCCATCAAAAATGATGACCCCCCATAAGCAACATCTAACCTTATTGATCCGTAATTATAACCATATGCCTCAAATTTATCAGATTTATAAGAATTGATATACATCACAGAAAATATAAATGCCAACATTAAAGTTTGATTTTCTGTCGTGATGTTAGCACTTATCATTTCCTTTTTAATTAATTCAATAGAATTTTTTAATGTTATTTTAGTAATAGTAGGGGTTTCAGTTGTATAGTTTGTATAAGAACTATTTAAATTATCCGAACAATTTTGATTTGGGGTTAAAGAACCATTACCATTATTTGTATTGTTAATAATATCATTTTGTTCTTGTAATATATTTTCGGGAGAATC